TCAAAGCAACGGCTCCGAAAGGGGCTGCTGCTCGTTGTACGGAAGGTCGCACCGATTTCGGTGGCGGCTATTTTTATTGCTCTGCCGGAGGGGGTGAGAAATTGCGAAAACTGAAGAATTACAAGCCGACAAGGTTCATGGAGAAAACCTCCCGCTACGATGTGGACGCAGCGGATTATGCCGTGATGTTCATCGAGAGCCTCTGCCATACCAAGGGCACCTGGGCGAGAAAGCCCTTCGAGCTGATTGACTGGCAAGAGCAGATCATCCGGGACATTTTCGGTGTCCTCAAGCCCAACGGCTATCGGCAGTTCAATACCGCCTACATCGAGATTCCGAAAAAGCAGGGCAAGTCCGAGCTTGCTGCTGCGGTGGCGCTTCTGCTCACCTGCGGTGACGGAGAGGAACGAGCCGAAGTCTACGGCTGTGCTGCGGACCGTCAGCAGGCATCCATCGTTTTCAATGTGGCGGCTGACATGGTGCGGATGTGTCCGGCACTCTCCAAACGGGTCAAGATACTGGATTCCCAGAAGCGGCTCATTTATCAGCCAACGGGCAGTATCTACCAGGTGCTCTCCGCCGATGTCGGTAATAAGCACGGTTTCAACACCCACGGCGTGGTGTTTGACGAGCTGCACACCCAGCCGAACCGCAAGCTCTTTGATGTTATGACGAAAGGCTCCGGTGACGCTCGTATGCAGCCGCTGTACTTCCTCATTACCACGGCTGGCAACGATACGAAGTCCATCTGCTACGAGATCCACCAGAAGGCCAAGGACATCATCGAGGGTCGGAAGATCGACCACACCTTCTATCCCGTTATCTACGGGGCGGAGGAATCGGACGATTGGACGGACCCGAAGATCTGGAAGAAAGCCAATCCGTCCCTCGGCATCACAGTCGGCATCGACAAGGTGAAGGACGCCTGCGAGTCCGCCAAGCAGAACCCAGGCGAAGAGAACTCCTTCCGACAGCTGAGACTTAACCAGTGGGTGAAACAGGCGGTGCGCTGGATGCCGATGGACAAGTGGGACAAATGTGAGTTCGCCGTCAGCGAGGACGATCTGGAAGGCCGGGTCTGTTACGGCGGTCTGGACTTGTCCTCCACAACGGATATTACAGCATTCGTGCTTGTGTTCCCGCCGGAGGATGAGGATGACAAGTACATCATCCTACCGTACTTCTGGATACCTGAGGACAACCTTGACCTCCGAGTCCGGCGTGACCATGTGCCATACGATGTATGGGAGCGGCAAGGCTTTTTACAGACCACCGAGGGTAATGTTGTTCATTACGGCTACATCGAGAAGTTCATCGAGAGTCTGGGTGAGCGTTTCAATATCCGGGAGATCGCTTTTGACCGCTGGGGTGCTGTGCAGATGGTACAGAACCTTGAGGGCATGGGCTTCACTGTCGTTCCTTTCGGACAGGGCTTCAAGGATATGTCCCCACCCACCAAGGAACTGATGAAACTGGTGCTGGAGCAGCGCATTGCCCACGGCGGGCATCCTGTCCTCCGCTGGATGATGGACAACATTTTCATCCGCACCGACCCTGCAGGAAACATCAAGCCGGACAAAGAGAAATCCACAGAGAAAATCGACGGCGCCGTGGCGACCATTATGGCACTTGACAGAGCTATACGCTGTGGAAACGACAAGACCGAGTCTGTTTATGACAGTCGAGGTCTTTTATTTATATGAAGGGAGAGTTTATATGGGTATCTTTTCAGGGCTGTTCAAATCCAGGGACAAGCCCCAGAACCGCACATCGGGCAGCAACTACGCCTTTTTCTTCGGTGGAACGACCTCCGGCAAAGCGGTGACAGAACGCTCCGCCATGCAGATGACTGCCGTGTATTCCTGCGTCCGTATCTTGTCGGAAGCTGTCGCAGGACTGCCGCTGCACCTTTATAAATACACGGACAGCGGCGGCAAGGCAATGGCGCTCGACCATCCGCTCTACCGCTTGCTCCACGATGAGCCGAACCCGGAAATGAGCTCCTTCGTATTCCGGGAAACGCTCATGACGCACCTACTCCTCTGGGGTAATGCCTATGCGCAGATCATCCGAAACGGCAAGGGCGAAGTGGTGGCGCTGTACCCGCTTATGCCCAACCGCATGGAGGTCAACCGGGATAAAAACGGCAAGCTCTACTACCTCTATTCTACCCAGTCCGACGATGCACCCACCATGAAAGGCTCAACGGTCTATCTTGACCCAGCCGAAGTGCTTCACATTCCCGGTTTGGGTTTTGACGGCTTGGTGGGCTACAGTCCCATCGCTATGGCAAAGAACGCCATTGGCATGGCGATTGCCTGTGAGGAATACGGTGCAAAGTTCTTTGCCAATGGGGCCGCCCCGGGCGGTGTGTTAGAACACCCCGGTACGATCAAAGACCCGCAGCGTGTGCGTGAGAGCTGGCAGTCCACCTTCGGTGGCAGCGGAAACGCAAACAAAATCGCCGTACTGGAAGAAGGTATGAAATATACGCCAATCGGCATTTCGCCGGAGCAGGCACAGTTCCTCGAAACACGAAAATTCCAAATCAATGAAATTGCTCGAATTTTCCGAGTCCCGCCCCACATGGTCGGCGACCTGGAAAAGTCGAGCTTTTCTAATATTGAGCAGCAGTCCCTTGAGTTTGTGAAATACACCCTTGACCCATGGGTCATCCGCTGGGAGCAATCCATTCAACGGTCGCTCCTGTCGAAGGACGAAAAAGCCGTGTATTTCGTGAAGTTCAATCTGGAAGGTCTGCTCCGCGGCGATTACCAGAGCCGCATGAACGGGTACGCCATCGGCCGCCAGAACGGCTGGATGTCCGCCAACGACATCCGAGAGCTGGAAAACCTCGACCGTATCCCGGCAGAGGACGGCGGCGACTTATACCTCATCAACGGCAATATGCTCCCGCTGCAAAACGCCGGAGCTTTTGCAAATATCAACACCGATAACGGAAAGGAGGAAAAATCCGATGAAGAAGTTCTGGAATTGGAAAAGCAGGACGGTGACCAACGAGGAGACACAGGAACAGATCCAAGAGAGAACCCTGTTCTTAAACGGCACGATTGCTGAGGAAAGCTGGTTTGACGATGATGTCACGCCGCAGCTTTTCAAGGATGAGCTGATGTCCGTCGCCGGGAATATCACTGTCTGGATCAACTCGCCCGGTGGTGACTGCGTGGCAGCCGCCCAAATCTACAATATGCTGATGGACTACCACGGTGACGTCACAGTCAAGATTGACGGTATTGCCGCCTCTGCCGCATCCGTCATTGCGATGGCAGGTACGAAGGTGCTCATGTCGCCCACGGCGCTCATGATGATCCACAACCCCTTGACGGTCGCTATCGGTGACAGCGAGGAGATGCAGAAGGCAATCGATATGCTCTCCGAAGTCAAGGAAAGCATCATCAATGCCTACGAGATCAAGACCGGCCTGTCCCGTGCCAAGCTCAGCCACCTCATGGATGCCGAGACCTGGATGAATGCCAACAAGGCTGTGGAGCTGGGCTTTGCCGATGATTTGCTGTTCAAGGCAGACGGTGAAAGTGCCGCTGCGGAGGACAGCTTCGTGTTCAGCCGCAGAGCCGTCACCAACTCGCTCATGTCCAAGGTCAAGAGCCATCACACCCCGTCCGAACTTGCGAAACCCGCAGGCACACCCATCTCCGAGCTCGAAAAGAGACTCGCACTTATCAAACCTTAAGGAGGATACAAACAATGAGTAAGATCAACGAACTGCGCGCACAGCGTGCAAAGACCTGGGAGCAGACGAAGGCGTTCCTCGACTCCCACAGAAGTGACAAAGGCGTCCTCTCTGCTGAGGACACCGCCACCTATGAGAAGATGGAACAGGAGATCGTCGACCTCGGCCGTGAGATCGAGCGCCAGGAGCGTTTGGACGCTTTCGAGCGTGAGCTGAACACTCCGGTCAATACGCCCATCACCCAGAAGCCCGATACGGCAAAGGTGGACACCAAGACCGGTCGTGCCTCCGACACCTATAAGAAGGCGTTCTGGGCGCAGGCCCGTACCAAGGGCGGTATGATGACCGCAGAGATCCGCAACGCTCTGCAGGAAGGCGTGGATAGCGAGGGCGGCTACCTCGTCCCCGATGAATTCGAGCAGACGCTTGTGCAGTCCCTCGAAGCCGAGAATGTGGTCAGGAGCCTGGCTCATGTCATTACCACTGCCTCCGGCAGTCACAAGATCCCCATCGTCGCCACCAAGGGCACTGCCGCCTGGGTCGATGAGGAAGGCACCATTCCCGAAGGCGAGGATGCTTTCGGTCAACAGCTCATCGGCGCACACAAGGTCGCTACCATGATCAAGGTGTCCGAGGAGCTTCTGAACGACTCTGCCTTTAACCTGGAAGACTACTTCCGCACCGAGTTTGCCCGTCGCATCGGCAACAAGGAGGAAGAGGCGTTCCTCACCGGCGACGGCAGCGGCAAGCCCACGGGTATTTTCAATGCCACGGGCGGCGGTCAGCTTGGCGTCACTGCAGCTTCTGCGACCGCTATCACCGCCGATGAGCTCATCGACCTGTTCTACTCTCTGAACAGCGCCTACCGCAAGAACGCCGTGTGGCTTCTGAATGACTCCACCATGAAGAACATCCGCAAGCTGAAGGACTCCAACGGCCAGTATCTGTGGCAGCCCGCTCTGCACGAGGGCGGCTTTGATACGCTGCTCGGCAAGCGTATTTACACCTCTCCCTATGCGCCGGAGCTGGCAGCCGGTCAGAAGACCGTTGCGTTCGGTGACTTCAACTACTACTGGATCGGCGACCGCCTGGGTATTACCTTCAAGCGCCTGAACGAGCGCTTTGCGGAGACCGGCCAGATCGGTTTCATCGCATCCAAGCGACTGGATGGCAAGCTCATTCTGCCCGAAGCTATCAAGGTGCTGCAGCAGAAGGGCTCCGCTTCTTCCGGCGGCTAATGAAAGGAGGCGGCGGTGATGGACGAGCTTCTTTCCAAAGTAAAAGCCAACCTTATCCTGGAACACACGGCGGATGATGCCTTGCTGAAAAGCTACATCACCGCCGCTGTTTCTTACGCCGAAAGCTACCAGCACATCCCGGAGGGCTACTACAAGGAGAACCCCATGCCGCCCACCACGGAGCAAGCCGTCATCATGCTGTCATCCCACTTCTATGAAAGCCGGGACGGCAGCACGGGCGGCTTCTTTGCGGATAACACCGGAGCAGCACAGCAGGTGTGGAACACGGTCAATCTGCTGCTCCGCTTGGAGAGGCGGTGGCAGGTATGAGCTTCGGGAAAATGAACGGCTTTGCCGACATCGTGGAAACCCGCCAAGTCAAGGACAGCGAGGGCTTCACCAATTCCGAGGATGAAGTCCTCGCTTCCGTCCGTGTGTACCGGGAAGGTCGGCATGGCAGTCAGCGTTGGGCAAACCTCGCCGCATTCAGCGAAGCGACCGACCTGTTCCGCTTTCGGTGTATTCCTGGGCTGACGGTCACTACCGACCAGTTTCTCATTTGTGACGGAGAGCGATTTAATATCATCTCTGTTGAAAATGTGAAAGGTCGTGGTATGTACATCGAGGTTTTAGCGAAAAGGAGTGAACCTACCATTGGCAAAAGCTGAAATGAAAATGCCGGAGGATTTCCTTCTGAAGATCTCCAAGCTCGGCAGCAATTTTGATAGCGTGGCGGATACCGTCCTGCAGGCCGGTGGCGAAGTCGTGCTGAAGAGAGTCAAGAGCAATCTCTCCTCCGTCATCGGCAGGGGGACAAAGTTCAAATCCCGCACCACGGGCGAACTGGAAGGTGCGCTCGGTCTTTCTCCATCCAAGCTGAACCGGGACGGAAACCACGACATCAAGGTCGGTTTTGCCGAGCCACGCTCGGACGGCGGCAGCAATGCCAAACTTGCCAACATTCTCGAATACGGCAAGCACGGTCAGCCTGCAAAGCCGTTTCTGAAGCCTGTGAAAACGGCATCCCGGCAGGAATGCATCGATGCCATGACCAAGGCACTGGATGGGGAGGTGGAAAAGCTGTGAGTCTTCTATCCGATTTACAAACCATCGCCGAGCATTGCGGTGTTCCAGTGGAAACGGGTGTGTTCTCCGGCAAAGCACCGGACACCTATCTGGTGATTACGCCGCTGTCGGACAGCTATGAGCTTCACGCAGACAACACCCCCGGCTGCGAAACGCAGGAGGCACGGCTGTCCCTTTTCACAAAGGGCAGCTATACCAAGCTGAAAAATTCACTTGTCCGCGCCTTGCTTGGTGCGGACTTTTATATTACCGACCGCCGGTATATCGGCTTTGAGGCCGAAACCGGCTACCATCACTACGCCATTGATGTGGCGCAAATCTACGAACTGGAGGAATGAATCATGGCAACGATCGGTCTTGACAGACTGTATTACGCAAAAATCACCGAGAACGACGCCGGTGAGGAAACCTACGGTACGCCGTCCCAGCTTGCCAAAGCCATCTCCGCTGACCTTTCGGTGGAACTGGCGGAGGCGACGCTCTATGCCGATGACGGCGCTTCGGAGATCGTGAAGGAATTCAAATCCGGCACACTCTCCCTCGGCATTGACGATATCGGCTCTGCGGCGGCATCCGACCTCACGGGTGCAACCATCGACAAAAACAAGGTGCTGATTTCCGCATCTGAGGACGGCGGCGCCCCTGTGGCGGTGGGCTTCCGTGCCAAGAAGTCCAACGGCAAGTACAAGTATTACTGGCTGTACCGAGTGAAATTCGGTATTCCGGCGACGAACCTTGCCACCAAGGGTGACAGCATCACATTCTCTACACCCACCATTGAAGGTACTATCCTTCGCCGCAACAAGGCAGATGCAGGCGGCAAGCATCCGTGGAAGGCGGAAGCACTGGAGCGCGATGTGCCCACTGCGACCATCACGAACTGGTATAAGGAAGTCTATGAGCCGACCTATACCGCAGCACCTGACGGAGGGAACGCACAATGAATAACGAGAGAACTGCAGTCATCACCATCGGTGACGAGGAATACACGCTGCTCCTCACGACCAAGGCAACCAAGGAGATCGCCGGTCGCTATGGCGGGCTGGAAAACCTCGGCGAGAAGCTGATGAAGTCCGAGAACTTTGAAATGGCTATCGGAGAGATCGTGTGGCTTATCACACTTCTTGCAAATCAGAGTATTCTTGTCCACAACCTCAAGGATAAGGAACACCCCAAGGAGCTGCTCACCGAGGATGTGGTGGAACTTCTGACTACGCCGCTCGACCTTGCCGGATACAAAACCTCCATTACAGAGGCGCTCTATAAGGGCACCAAGCGGAATGTGGAAAGCGAGAAAGACGCAAAAAACGCACAAGTCGGGTAACGGTCTCCGATGCGGAGCTGTTTACCCGGCTTCTCTATTACGGCCTTGCCCACCTTCATCTCAGCCAGGATGAGGTGTGGCTGATGCCGTTTGGATTGCTTTTGGACTTATGGGAGTGTCACAAGCAGTATAACGGGCAGGCTGTTCCTGCTCACGAACACTACATTGACGATATTATCCCGGACGGCATTTGAGTTCAAAGAGAATTTACAAAAATAATCTCGAATTGTATTGCTATCGTCCGCACATTCGTGTATAATAGAAGCGAAGATGAATACCATAAGACCGAAAGGAGTTTTTGATATGGCGAAATCAGCGAATCTGTATGCACGAATCGAGCCGGATCTCAAGGAGCAGGCTGAAAACATTCTGACTGCGCTCGGCATTCCTGCTTCCAATGCCATTACCATGTTCTATAAGCAGATCATTCTTCAGAACGGATTACCGTTTGAAGTGAAATTGCCGGAGCATCCTTTGGATGTCAGCCGCATGACGGCGGCGCAGTTGGATGCAGAACTGGAGAAAGGCTATGCGGATGCAAAAGCCGGACGCACGGTTCCTATGGAGCAGGCGTTTGCGAATGTCCGTAAGGAATTCGGTGTATGAAATATTCCATTGTTCTGACCGAAACTGCCCAGGCTGACCTCTCTGCGATTTTCAGATACATTGCGGTGGATCTGCAGTCTGTGCAGAACGCAAACGCTCAGCTCTCCCGCATCGAAAAGGCAATCGCCTCTCTCAACCAAATGCCGGAGCGTTATCGTGTGTATGACAGGAAGAACTGGCGAGAGCGCAATCTGCGTATCATGCCTGTGGATAACTACCTTGTTTTCTATGTCCCCACGCACGATGACACCACGGTTACAGTCATGCGCATCATGTACGGCGGCAGAGATATTGACAGGCAGCTTGAGATGCTGGAAACGGAATAAGTAAATCAGTTTTAAGGAGTGGCCTTTCGGGGTCGCTCCTTTTTCATACCATCAGGCACGCTTTCATCGAGAACTTCGGACGGTTTCGTCCCAACTTCTCGGTGAGGGGTGCTTTTTTCATGCCATCCACAAGGAGGTGACGGTACATGGCAGATAGTTTCGGACTGAAGATCGGTCTTGAGGGCGAAAAGGAATTCAAAAAAGCACTGGCGGACATTAACCAGTCCTTCAAGGTGCTCGGCTCCGAAATGAAGCTCGCCACCTCTCAGTTCGATAAAAATGACAAATCCGTGGAGGCTCTCGCCGCACGGAACAAGGTGCTGCGAAAAGAGATCGACGAGCAGATAACAAAAATCGACACCCTTCGCAAGGCTCTGCAGAATGCCGCCACCTCCTTTGGAGAGAACGACCGCCGCACCCAGAACTGGCAGATCCAACTCAACAATGCCGAAGCCGCCCTCAACGACATGAACCGTGAGCTGGACGAGAACGAGAAAGCCATCAAGGAGGGCGGCAAGGCTGCGGAGGAATCCGGCAGTAAGTTTGAAGGCTTCGGCAATGTTCTCAAAACCGTAGGTGTGGCGCTCGGTGCCGTGGCTGTTGCCGCAGGTGCCGCCGCTGTGAAGCTCGGCAAAGAGGTCATTGCCGCCTATGCAGACTACGAGCAGCTGGTCGGCGGCGTTGACACTCTGTTCAAGGACTCCTCGCAAGAAATTCAGCGGTATGCCGCCAACGCATACAAAACGGCAGGACTCTCTGCCAATGAGTACATGGAAACGGTCACGGGCTTCTCCGCAAGTCTGATCCAGTCTCTCGGCGGCGATACCGAGAAAGCCGCAAAGTATGCGGATATGGCAATTACGGATATGTCCGACAACGCCAATAAGATGGGTACGGATATGTCCTCCATTCAGAATGCCTACCAGGGTTTTGCCAAGCAGAACTACACGATGCTCGACAACCTCAAGCTGGGCTACGGCGGCACGAAGCAGGAAATGGAGCGCCTGCTTGCCGATGCGGAGAAGATATCCGGCGTCAAGTATGACATTTCCTCCTATGCTGATGTGGTGGAAGCCATCCATGTCATGCAGGAAAGTATGGATATTGCGGGTACGACCGCCAAGGAAGCGGAAGCCACCATTTCCGGCTCTGTCAATGCACTGAAATCCGCCGTGTCGAACCTCATCGTAGGCTTTGGTGATGCGGACGCTGACATGGAGCTGCTGTGCAACAACATGGTGGATGCCTTCAAGACCGTGGTGGCGAACATCACCCCGGTTATTGAGAACATCGTGGCGGCTCTGCCCACGGCGCTGGACGCTCTGCTGACGGCTGTGGGTGAACTGCTGCCCACACTGCTGGA